TGCAGTACCTACAGTCTTTCAACGATGAGACAGACATTGCCTACTATGACTTTGACAACCCTGTAGCTAGAGGTAAAGTAAATCCTGCCCTAAAACAGATTACTGGTAGGACAGCAGAACCACCGTTGACATCACTACAAAAAGAAATGTCTAGGTACAATCTAAAGAACTGGCAGATATATGGAAGCACTGCAACAAAGAGTGCTAACATTGATCTTGTCTTGAGAGAGAGATTAGCCAAGTCGATGTACAAAGACTTTGAAAACTGGAAGTCTAAAGCACCTGCTTCAAAGAAGTATGGAGAGATGACTTACGATGAGATTGTAGCCAGTGATAGTATCTCAAACCTAGACAAAGCCAATCTTCTTGAGGGTTGGATTAGAAAGAAAATAAGAAAAGAGAAAGAACAAGTTGAAGCTTTGTTTGATTCTTTTGTAGCTGAGAGTCCAGTAAAAGCTAGAGGTTACATCAGAAACAACTACATAATTTATTCTAAGGGTAAAGAGGGTAAACAAAATCTAGACACTGCTGCACAAACCCTTGGGTTTAAAACAGCAGATGAGTACTTGTCTGAGTCTGAAACTATATCAGATGAACTAACAAGAAGAATGAAACTTCTAGCCATAGTTCCAAACATACGAGAGAACGAACCGTATGACTAAAAAGAAACCCCCAGAGATTAACTGGGGGTTTTTTAGTTTGTTATTTCTTTTTAGTTTTTTTGTACTTTATCATTTTGTCTGAATACGAGAATGCTTCTTCAACTATCTCCTCAGACCTGACATACTTACCAGAGGCAAGGAGTCCTGACAAGGCATGACCTGCAAAAAAATCGTCAGTCTCCACCTTTATCTGAGTGGTGTCTTTCTTTGACACAAACTCTTGGGCTTCCTGCTCAAGGGTTTTTTTATTATCTTTGTTAGTCATTTATGTTTTTCTTTTAACGACTCTAACATCCTGGCAAGATACCACTGTGCTTTCTCGATATCTTCTACAGGATTAGTTTTATATTTGTGACGGTGTTGATATTTGATTACGTTGCCATGACAGTAATCTATAAAGCCATCAAGACCTAACACTTGTTTTATGTAGTCGATACACTCTATGCCATCGTCTGCATGGTTATAATGAAAAGGTCTATCAACTGGATTAAATTTAGAACTCATCTCTTTCCTTCCTGCTAAGTCTATTATATCTGATATAGAGTATTTCTCGCACTCTCCACAATGACCATCGTCATCTAATAGAAAGCCGCAGTTCTTACATTTCATAATGTCACTAGCTCTGCTTCTTCATAAGGAATATGATAGAACGTTTCAGACTTATGGACTCTTGCAAAGTCTGGTCTGTGATTAACGTCATCAGTCATCTGAGTTGCTTTGATCTTCCAAGCCTTATCATACTCAAAGTTAAACACGTAAAAGAAAAGATTTTCTATTTGATCTTTGTATTTATTTATCAGTCTTTTCTTTCTTCCTGGTATCCTAACTTCTTTCCAGGACGGAGGCCAACCACTATCGGGAAGAACATTGTAGTTCTTATCCTTTAGATAATCCTGACCCCACTGTGCTTTACGTTCTGCCTCATGATAATAAGTAACTCCGTCCTTTTCAGAAACTACGTCAGCATAATAATCTTCTTTGGATGAAACTATCTTATGACCTTCAGCTAGTAGAACCTTTATCAACGCCTGTTTAGATGGTGTATCAACCTCATCATAAACATCCTTTTGAAATGGTCTAACGTAAGGTTTCATATTATACTCCTATATCTACTACCTCGCAGACATCACCAGTACAAGCCATTGTTTGACTTGATGTAGTAGTGTCTTCTTTTTCATACTCGCTGAGTCTAGACCAGTCAATACTTTTCGGCATAGTAGATAAAAGATTTTTATATTCTTCTCTATCTATTTCCTGGTACGGAGCTTGTTGATAGGTGTGTTCATTGTAAGGTAGGAAAGATACACCAGACATTTCATCGAAGTGTTCATATACAAATGTTCCAACCTCAAACCACTCATCTTTCTTGACGTTGATAGTCACAGATGGTTTATGCTCACACCAGTTTCTCTGGTACATCAACCACATATTAAGTTGATCAACAGCAGATAGATCGGATGTAACCACAGCCTTGTTAGGAGCTTTCACAGGAAACGAGAACACTGTTGTCTGGTCTGGTTTAAATACATCAGGCTCACTAGGAATACCTTGATCCTTCATGAAGGTGGTAAGAGGGTCTTTGTTATCTCCTCTAACGGTTCTAATGTAATAAGGTGAATGACGTGCATGGATACCAGAGGCAGAGTCAACCAACTGTGAGACTGTGCCTGATGGTTTAACACAGGTGATAGCTGCTGATTGTGGAATACCAAGACGATCAGCCCACTCAGCGTTAGTAACAACAGCAACATTACGTAGATTTTCAAGTGTTTTATCCAGTCCTTTATTTTTTGTAGTCATTAATGGGTTGTCCATTATCCCTGTGAGTGACACACCCAACAGACGCTCCTCTTCTGTATTCGTTGTCCACACCTTCCGCAAGTATGGAAACTTGGTGTATGTTGATTGTATCGTACCCAGAATAGTAGCAAGTCTAACTTTTCTAGCAATATCATCCACGTTATCTGTAGCCCTAATAACAACTTCTGTAAGGTTGCAGAATTGATACGGTCTAAGAATAATCTCAGAACATGGGTTAGTTCCAAAGTCATAGTCAGCAGCACGTCTGCCATTCTTTGCAGCTTGTTTCTTAGCTGCTTCCCGATTGAAGATACCACGTTCACCACTCCCTGATTCGACTAGTGCCATCCACTCACGCATGAAAGATAGACTGTCTGGTTTCTCTGTATACGACACACTGTTGTTAGCCAAGGCACGTTGGGGTTCATTGTCCCACCAGTTACCAGACTTAGCGTGACGCATACGATCATCTGATAGATTAGATAGAGAAATCATGGCGCTACGTCTGACACCACCTACAACTACTATCTCTCCGATCTTACACATTAGATCGTGACACTCTATTGAGGATAACTTACGCCCCTCTGCTTCTTTAAATAGTTTAACTGCAAAGTTGAATAGATCAACAAGAGGAGCAGGGCCAGAAGCTCTACCACCAAATGTTTTGAGTCTCGCACCTGCAGGTCTAACCCTGCTTACATCCCACAATGGAATCTCACCTGCCCAAAGGAGTACCAGTAGTTGTCTAAACGCCTTAGCCCACCCTTCCTTGCTGTCCTTTACCACAATGGTAGTATCACTCTGGAAGAGTTTAGGAATTTCGGGAAGCTTGCTAATGAATTGCCTCTCGACACTGAAGCCAACACCAGTACCACAGAGGAGGATAAACATAGCCTCATCGAAGGACTTTGGGTCATCTACAGGTAAGTAACTACAGTTGTACCCTGCTGTGTTGTCTCTATCTAAAGCTATACCTGCTGTCATCATAGCTCTCATGCTAGGCATAACTTCTAAACCTAGTATAGCCTGTTCTATTTCGTTAGCTGTCTCTGTGTCTACGACTGGCCTAACTACATTCTCAACGTATCTGCCTACTGTCTCAGGCCAGGACTCTCTGCCCTTACCATCAAAGTATTTAGCATATCTTGATGTGTGTATGAATGATTGATAGTCCGTTGGTAAGTAATTGTTCATCTATAATCTCCCGATCCTTTTATTTTATCTCTTTTTTCTCTGCTATCTAGCTTCTGCATATTCTTTTTTAGAACGTCTTTTAATTTTATATCTAACACATTTAACAGGGCTACATAATAAAAAAGAACATCTCCTGCTTCAAGTGTGACACCCTCTTTGTCCAGTGGTGTTTTGTCTCTTACGTGTTTCTTTATCTTCTCAAAGAACTCACCAGTCTCTCCAATAAAACCCATAGTGTTTTCTAATATTCTTTTATCACCAGTGGTTACAATCTTATTCTCAACCCACTCTGCATAATCAGACAGGTTGATTTCTTTAACCTCATCAAAAGCCTCAAAGTATCCCATGTCTTCTAAGTCTTGTCGTGTTAGCATCATTTTTCCTTTACATCTATTTCTACTATTTCAACATCGTCTATATCATAGATGGTATCTGACACAACTTGTTCAAGTCCTATCGCAGCACCATCTTTATCTGAGGCTATAAAGTTAGCGTCAGGGTCTAGCTTTAACAGCATTGTTATTTCAAACAACACAGGAATCTCCAAGTTATAAGAATTAAATTAAACACGTCAAGATTATTCTTCTAGCCATTCATCAGGAATTACTTTATCTGCGTATTTAAAACCATGACGTTTACACCAGTCACCGTAGCAAGACTTAGCTCCTTTGTATAACTTGGCTTTGCTATTCTGAAATACAAAACGTAAGTCTAAGTCTGGGTATTGTTTCTTTATCTCGACATGTTTGCGTCTATCATTAGATACAAAACGTCCTTTGGTTTCTATGACAATACCATTCTCTAAAATAAAATCAGGTGTGTAATGGCGAGTTCTAATATCTAGCCACTCTATACGCTCTTTCTCGTAAGTAAACTTTACACCTTTTTCTTTTAGATACTTGGCTGTCTCATCCTCAAAACCAGAACGATACCCTGCCCTGAGTGCTGCTGCGTTAAACTTCTTTTTGCTCATTGTAGGTAAGATCCTCTGGCACGTTTGGTTTCTTAACTACATCTACTAAGTAAGAATCATAATTACTGTAGACAAACTTCCTGGCTTCAGGCCAACACTTCTTTTTAAAATCACAGAAGGTACAAGTCTTTGGTAGTTTTGTATTAGGACTTGATTCAGAAACAGGAACAGGTTTGAAAGGACGGTCAGGTATTTTACCTTTAACCATTTTCTTTGCAGTTTTTATTTCTTTTTCTTTTTGTTCTAACTCTTTCGAGAAGTCATAAACATCCAGGCATATTGTTCCGTTAACTTTATCTACAACAAGAAAAGCCCCATGCGTTTTGTTTGTTACAAGAGGATCATCCTTTGCAGCATAAACATAAGAACTCAACTGACTAATGTATCCGAAGGGATCATCTTCACGTAAGTTGCCCTCTGCAAACTTCTTGAACGAATAAGGAGAGGCAGACTTAACATCGACTGTCATACCGTCAATCACTGCATCTCTGTGACCTGCCATACTTCCAATGTACATGCGGTCTTGTTCGCCTGTCACCTCGTGACCAGAGACTTTGACAATAGACAGAACTAATTCTTCTATCATATCTCCGTAGAAAAACTTTAACAGGTCTGCTGCAGACAAAGGCTTTGCAGCCTCAGTATCATTTATCTTGTACCAAAGTTTTCTTTGACAAGGGCTTCCTATACTAGAGAAGGATAGATACTTACGAGGTTTCTGTGGTTCACTGAATCTTTGGAATGCTGTCTTGGCAATGGAGTCACCCATCTTTAAACCAACGATGTGATCCCACCCTTTTAATCCAAGGATGGTGTCTTCCATATCTTTAACGAGGGTGTCTATTGTGGGCATTGTATATCCTTTTTTTGTAATAGCCCCCACCTAAAAATGAACGAAAAAGATGGGGGCTTAATCTTCTAGGGTAAAAAGGAACTAAAACCTAGAAGGGTACTGAGTCCTGTGGTTCTTTTTGGGAGGAAGACTTACCACCAGAACTCTTACTGTGATCTGCAAACATTTCAGAGGGTGATTCCTCTGGATTGTAGGTCACATGATCAAGAACTTGAAGACCCATAAGGCGTGTGCCTACAAGACCTTTCTTTGTACGATACACTTCAACTTTGACAATACCTTTGCTTCCGTTACCAATAAGACCTTTATCATCTAGATTCCAAGCCTTACCTGAAATATCAGCAACGACAGGCTCACCACCCATCCAGTCTTCAGCGCCAGTGTGAGGACGTGACACAGTGAGTCGAACCCCACCATCTACTTCCTCCATCTTTTTTTGACATCCTGCTTTCTTCAAAGCATCTGCTGTCTTCTTATCAGTGGTTACAGTAACTTTGTACTCACCGTTAGTATCGGTATTCCACTCTGCTTGGTCTCTGTTGGACTCAAATACTTTTGCCCATTCGAGTGTACCTTTAATATCAATTTGTGTTGATGGCATATTGCCCTCCTTTTCTTTTACTGTTGTTATACCTAATTGTTTCTACTGTAGTTGTCAATGGGTTTCAGCCCAATTTTTTCCTATGTCATATGATCCTGGAGTAGGTATTTTAAATCCTAATTCCTGACCAGTTTCTAACATGCAATCTGCTTGTATCTGTCCTAACCTTTTGGCTTCCTCCTCTGTTCCTATTACTTCTACTTGGTATTCATCATGGATGAAACCAACCATCTTAAAATTTATCCCTTCCTGTCTAGCTTTGTCGTGCCACTTGAGTAGGCTGTGCTTCATCAAGCAAGCCTCACCGTTCTGCAATATCCCTGCTAATGTTTTGTGTGAGTTAGGCACTGGAACTTTACGTCCATCATACCCAGTAAAGTATCCCTGTTCTGCAATGTAAGGCACGAGTTGATTCTTCAGGTTATATAAACCATCAATGCTCATCTCGAAACGAGTACGTGCCTCTTGTGCTTCCTTCATGTTGACCTTGAGTATCTGACCAGTCTTTGCCACACCTGCACCCAATAACCAAGCGTAGATAAAAGTCTTTGCCATATCCCTTGTTCCATTTGGAACTGCCAAGGCTTTCTTGTTGACGTTGTGTATATCTGTCTCGTCTTCTTTCTTTCCCTTCATGATAGCCTGTGCATACTGATCTGCTTCAAAGTGTCTCCAGAGATAGTCAGCTAACACACGTAACTGAATACCATCGGCATCTGTACCAACTAGCCAAGAGCCAGAAGGAACTGTCCAACAGGCACGTAAATGCACATCAAATTGTTTCTTGACTTCATCCACTGCTGACTTAGGTTCACCATGAAACGGAGAAGATATGTTAGCAGTGTTAGGATCTTTGTGAGCACAGCGTCCAGTCCATGCTCCAATGTTATTTATCCTACCATGAATACGTAAATCGTCACCACACTGCCCTAGCCACTCAACCAGTGAGCTTCTGCGTCCTTCAAGTGTCAACCACTGGGCTAGAGCTTTCGCTCCTGTAGGTGCTGTCTCAGGCAGTGTACTAAGGTTTGCCTCTGATACAGTAAATCCGTATCTATCTAGGTCTTTCTTCTTTTGATTGTAGAAATCCTCGTCCATAGCGGCTACTGACTTGCCATATGGATCACCTATCTTCTTTCGAGAAAAGTTTATAGCAGTCTTAGTTTTATCTACTGGCTTCCACCCTGCATCCCACAGAACATCTATCCTGTCCTTTGCAGATCCTGGCTTGAACTCTATCCAATCAAAACAAACTAGGTCATCATCTTCTACAGTTGTCATGGCATACTTTTGTTTAGCCTTTGTAACTGTAGCCATCTCACCACCATCTTTCTTGAGTCGATACTTGATGCGATTAACCTCAGTAAGTTTGGGTGGGAAGTCTACTTGGAACTGCTCTTCCAGTGTGACCATCTTTGTCTTGACTGAGTTGAGAAGGAACTCTGCCTTTGGTTTATCAAAAAAGAAACCGTAATGTTGTGTACGGACTAGCTCTATCTGTACATCGTGCTCTGTCCTTAGAGACTTACGCCAATCAGGACTCCAAATAATATCATTGAAATGACTGAACAAAGATTCTGTAACCTCGATGTCCTGATACCAGTAGTCAACCATTTCGATACTGAATTTATCAAACTCATGAAAGTCTCCTTTATGTTTGTTTAATCTGATACCCCAAGCCTGTAGGCTGTGAGGAAACTTAGCACCCTTGGGTGTTTCGATATCGTAGTTCACCAACCTACTAATCAGGAGAGTGTCCACAATTTTTTTTGGATCTATCAATCTGGGTTGAAGGAGTTTGTTTATCATGGGTGCATCAAACTGTACGAAGTTGTGACCAACAATCATGTCTGCTGATTTGTACCACTTGATTGCTTCACGCCTAGCAACCTCATCCTCGTGACAGTTATCAAACCTAGAGATCTCACCAGTGGTAATATCCTTGCCACCACAGATCCAGAGTTTGTCGCTGTCGTTAAGACCGTTTGTTTCTATGTCGCTGACAACAATCCTCATACGTTGAACACCACCTCCTCAAGAACAGTTGTCTCAGGATCGTAGAATACTGACCCTGCATTGCCTAACTTGGCAAAGGGTCTGTTCTTATCAACAATAAAATGAGTTGTGTTTCTTTCCACATCATCCTCTGACTCAGTATCTCTGTTGAGTTTTATACAGACGATAGCTTCCTCTTCAAGGGATGCTGCATACTTGGTGCGTCCATCATCGTTGACCTGTGATATAAATACAACACCTATATTTAATTCTTTGGCAAGCTGCGCCATTCGTGAACCAAGGGTTGTCAACGTACTGGTTGCTGCATCAACACCAGAGTTTGACAGGTAGGCTAGACGTTGGACATGATCTATGAAGATGTACTCTGCACCATAGACTGTGGCTGCAAGTCTAACATAGTCCAGGAGTTGCATTGGATCATCATGACTACGCATCTCAAAGATAACTGTGTTTTCACCACCTGCCATCTTCTGTGCTGCTTTGATTACCTGATCCTCACTGAATCCTGTGGTGACTGCATCCTCTTTGGTTCTAACATTCCATCCTAGTTCGTATGTTGCCATAGCCCTATAGGTTGTAGACTTCATCTCTTCCATGTGCAGAAGGGCAAGCCTTGTGTTCTGTTTGAGTAGCCCTACCTCAAAGTATCTGACTAGCTCAGTTTTACCCTGGCCTCTGAGTGCTTTGATGAATGTGAGTCCACCCTTCACTAGTCCTCTGATCTTATCATCAATACCAGTGTGTCCTGTCGGCACGTACTCATAAGGATTCTCAGTAGTGATAGCCTTCTCTACTTCCAAGTCTCCAACAAAGAAGTTGTCTGGTGCAAATCTCTGTGGCTTGAGTGCTGCCCACTTGAGGTCTGACTCATCCCCTTCCATCAGGAACTCATTGGCATCCTTGTGCTTGGACATAGGCACATAATAAAACTTCTCAGGCATCATGCTGTAGAGTTTCTGTGCTGCACCCTGACCTGCTGCATCTAATTCACCTGCGTAGACCACCATCTCGAAAGCGTTAAGGTAGTCAAAGTTATCCTTGATAAACTTCTCTGACAGGGCTGCACTTGGCAGTGACTTTACTGGATAGGATTTACCTAAGACCTGATACAGACTTGCTGCATCAAACTCACCCTCAGTAATATAAATACGTTTACTAGATCCTGCATTAAACTCAGGACCAAATAGTTCTGTCAGTGACCCACGCTCTTTTGTCCAGAACTTCTTCTCGTGGTAGCCACGATACTTGACGTTATCTTTGTACTTGAAAGCGTAGCGTACTGGCTCACCACCTTCACCTACCTGTAACTGAATGTTGTAGAGTTTAGCTACGTCTTCATCTAGTCCTCTGATACCTTCGTATCTGCCTGAGATTACCTTGACGTTACGTAAGTCTACTTTGGGTGGCGGTGGTGGATATGTTGCTTCTGCCCAGTCAAACTTTTTATCTGAGTTTGGATAACCCCTATTACAAGAGTGGCACTTCCCTACCTTTGTGACTAGGTTGTAGCTGAATGCATCTGAACTGGCACAATCCTCGAAAGGACATGGTTGATGTGTAATCTCATTGTTGCTGTTCACTGCTGCTGTCATTCTGTTGTTCCTTTTCTTTCGCTCTTTGTCGTTCTTCTTTGGTCATTGGTCTTATCTCTTTCGAGATTCCCTTCCTCCTGTCAACGTGCCATTCTTTCGGTTCATTCATAGCGTTACCACATCGGATTCATTAAGTCAAACTTGGTGTACCAGTCAGCCCCTTCCAAAGCTAACCACATCAAGACTGGTATGCCCAGGATAAAGAATGCACAGGTAATGAAAGCCCATCCTAAACCTTTTGTTGTGCAGTACTGCTCACTCATCTTCATCATCCTTCGGTAAATAAACTAAAACGAATGAATCACACTCAGGACAGGTAAGGTTTGTAACCATGCTGTAGTCACCAAAGAGTGTAGTTTCTTCATCAATGTCGTGGTCACCACCCCAAGTTAATTTAGTATGACAATGCCAACAATTCATTTGTAGTCCTTCCTTGCTTTGGGTGGGAAGCCATCTTGATTCCATCCTTTGTTTATTTGTTCGGTTGCCCAAGCGTAGGTGATACCCCAATATCGTGCTGCCTCTGCCATATTAAGAAATGTTTTACCGTACAGTTTACACTTCCTTCCCTTCTGTTTGAAGGTAGGTTCATATCTAATACGAACATGACTTGGTACTTCTTTTGGTTGCATATTATTTATCTAACTCGCTCCATATTACCCATATAAACCCTATTACTAAAACTAATAATATCATCAGTGCTGTAAATGCTTCTGCCATTACTGGTTTACCTCTACTTCTAGACAAGCCACTGTCTCTGACTTGTGTGTTATCATCTTGGCTGCTTTACTCAACTCAATCTGACACTCCTCCAGAGTAGCATATGTTCCTAGTTGATAATGTTCAACAGACTGTGTGCTAAACAACTGCATCCATACTAATACATACATCATACTATTCACTCTCCAAACTTTTTAACTTCTGGGATAGGTCACTGTTCTTTACCAACATGCTGATTGTTATCTTCGCTAGTTCCTCTTGAGAATATCTACTACATAAATTTTTAACTAAATCTTCTCGACTAATACTCATTATATTATCTTTTTTTAAAACATCGGATACCATACTTCACCTCTATCTCTGTACTCTTCAACTTCTTTCAACAAGATCTTTAACTTGTCTGCTTTGTATTGTTCACCATCCCATTCAAGATCATCAATGTCTCTTTGCAGATCCTTGATGTAAGATTCAATGGCTACTACCTTTTCATCTTCATATTTTAAATGTCTCATCAGTGATATGTCCTTAAATCTTTTTCTTCCATCCAAGCCTTGAACTGTTGGGATGTAAGTCCTTTTTCTTTCATGAACCATTGAAGGTCAACAACAGCATCAAGTAGTGTGTTGTTTTGTTCAATAATTAATTCAACAATATCTTTATCTCTTTGTTTAAGTCTATCCAGAAGATTATTAATTTCATCAACAGATAGAAACATCACCTCTTCTAGATCATTTTCATCATTATCCATACTGTTAGTCCCTTTCTTTTAGTTATACTTAAAGTATTATATCTTATATAAGAATAATAAATATTAGTATACTTTAGGTATAACCTTTAGTTATTAGTTGGCAACTGTTGTTTTAGTTTCAAGTGGGGCAAGTTGTCTCACCACCACAGAAGAAACAGAAAACCTAGCCAAGCCACGTTGACAAGTATGGCTACTACCTCATATGTCTCTAGCATCTTTGTGTCCAGGCTTTGTTGCCCAAGTTGTTTTCCTCTGCCCAAGTAACGAACAGTCCTACCTCACGCCCATAGGCTTCGATCTCTGAGGGTTTATCCCAGTATGGTATGTTGTCCTCACTGTTCTGCGTTAGCTCTCCACACTCGTACTGTTTAACGTGTACCAGTTCGTGAGCCAGTGTCGTAAGCATATCTCTGAGCCTCAGAGACCTATCTATGTCTATCATGTACTCACCCTCTTCCATCTGGATGCATCCACCTAGACTGTAACGCTGCCCTCGAAAGCATACCTCTATGTAAGGATCTATGTTGAACTTCTTTTTAAAGAACATAATCATACTTATGGCATACTTCTGTTGGCTCTTTGTGCCACCTTCAATCATGATCCATTTATCATAGCTCATTGTATGCTCTCTCCACTTCTTCAGCAGTGATGGGTATTAGGTCAGCATCACTGTCCTTTATCTCAACCCAGTCATAGATGCTCTCGACTGATGGATGGTCTTGGTCATAGTCATCATAAAATCTAGGTCTCCAGTATCCATTATTCTTTTCTCTCTTTATCATGTAGTCAGCAGTGTTGTAGCAGTGGTCAAGGCTACAGTTTATAAACATTACTGACTGGTTCTTGTAGTTAAACATTCTGGTGTTCATAGTTTTACTCCTAACTTAATTAAATCAAATACTATTCTGTCTATCATATCATACACTTCATCCCACTCCCAATACTGGTAGGTATCCAGTGCACACTCAGTAAACCATTCCTCCAGATAGTCCTCATCAAACTCTCTCCAGTTATCAGGTAATTCCTGAGTCAGAAAATGCCCTGACAACCTACCAAATAGTTTTTCGTATGTTTTATCTGCCATACTTTTTTCCTTTTCTATTTCAATTCCAAAACTTGTTTTCATTTTTTCCTCTAATCTGTTTGATCTACTGTAATCACGTTATAGTCTGCCATTATTTCACGAACTTGCTCTGCGCTATGTGCATGTAAATAAAGATACCTGACTAAATTATCGTATTGATTAGGGTAGTACTCTACATAATATCTTTTCATTCCTATCTCCAATCTGTGCTGTACTCTGCGTCTATTGGTGCAATCCCTGATACGTGTATGTCGTGCTCATCAAAGATCTTTTGGTGGCGTTTAATTGCATTGTCTTTACTCCAACAAATCTCCCAGTGATCAGTCAGGTACACTGGACTATCTGGGTCTCCCCACTCTTGGTCAGGTGTACCAGTTTTATTTCTGACTGTGTAGAATACTACCCACAAGTTACACTCATCATCTATTAATCCATCAAGCATTATGTTATTTCCCTATACTCATAGTTGTAATTGTACTCAGCATCTAGATACATCCACTCTGCTTCATAAGCATGATCCCAATTAGTATAGCATCCATCGTCCATCTCTGCTTTAGCCCTGAGTTTAGCCCAATGATCTAGGCAAGGCTCATGGTTGAGTGGTAGCTCTTCTTGAAAGTATACTTCATACATTTTATTCATCCTTCTCTGGTTTATGAAACCATGCTTCTTCATCATCAGGCATAACGTATGGACGCCAGTGATTAGGACTACCATCCTCACCTATACGTGGTCTGAAATCAAATATGTTCTTCAGTGTGTAAGACATCTCTTCTAACTTACGTATCTTACTAAGATCAGTGTCAAACATCTCTTTAAAATCATCACATATGTCATCCATGATTCGATACACTTCGAGTAGGTCTGCTACCTCACTGCGAGTTAGCTTTGTCTTTAATTTTACTTCTTTATTTTTCATAGTCTTAGCTCCTTCTATTGCTTTCATTATTTCATTACTATCCATTTTGCACTGCCTCCCAGTCTAACCAGTCATAGTATTCTGCTATGTGTTTATAGTTCTGTGGTGATACTTTTATCTCTTTATTCCAGTCTATAGTATTTAAGTAGTCTGCTATGTGTTCATATCTGTGATCTTCCTGTACAGGCACAGACACTTCATACTCTATTGTTTTATTTACTCTGACTTTAATTAGTTTCATTTTGTAGTTCCTTCTGTTTACTTAGCCCTCGCTCTAGCATTTTGAGTGCTTCCTGTTTATCTCCACGCTTGAGCGTCTCGTATGCCCAGGACACCCAACCATAAGCCTCTGGGTCTATCTGCTCTGGATCAAATCCTTTCATTACAGGAGAGTTCATATCTCCTACTTTGTAAACGTTCAAAAACTCTATCAGTTGTACTTTAGATACTGGCACATCTATTTGATCCCAGTCTTTAGGGAAGTATCTCTGAGCATCTCTCTGAGTACCAACCCACTGTCCTTTACTTGATCTATACAGTATCATCTCAGGTTATCCTCTGGTTCTAC